TGCGCCGCAGGAGCAAAAACAATATGAAGCGGAAGTTGAAGAAATTAGCCGCCCTTCACGCGGCGGGACGGATCGACGCAAAGACCGTCGAACAATCCTATCAAAGCTGGAGAGGACACGCAGAAAAGGGAAATAGCTATCATTTGATCCGGCGGACGGATCAGTATTACAACAGCTTAATGAAAACAAAGGAGGCGGCACAATGTCAAAAACATTAGGCAGTTTGACGGTGGGCGCGAAGATTGAAGTTCCGGTTCTTTCGGCGTATCAATCACGCTTCGGATCGAAGATCGTTTTCAAGATCGCCGACAAGAACCACAGCGGCTACCCGTCGAATTCCGTAACGCTGATTACGGAAAAGATCATTCAGTTAATGTGTTTCGACGCGAAAGAGCCGAGCAACAGCAACAGCGACCGGAAACAATACGGCAATAACCGCTATCAGTATTCAAACCTTCTGCAATGGCTGAACAGCAACGCGGCGGCGGGCGCATGGTACAGCGCAAAGCACAGCGCGGACGCGCCGCCTACAAACGCGAACGTATGGAACAATTACAACGAGTACGACGCGTGGGCGGGCTTCCTTGCTATGCTTGATCCGAAGTTCGTTGCGGAGCTTCTGACCACAACACAGACCGTCGCAAGGAACACCGTTACCGACGGCGGAAGTTATGAAACGGTAACGTCAAAAATGTTCCTTCCGTCCACCACCGAAGTGGGGCTTGCGAATGAAAACAATATCGCGGAAGGATCGCTTCTTGCGCTATTCAGCAACGACGCTTCCCGCGTCGCTTATCCTACGGCGCAATGCGTGAACAACGCCGACGGATACACGAACAGCAATTTCAGCACGTCAAAGGGCTGGTATTGGTGGCTTCGGACGCCTAATTCGTCGAACGCCGGCAGCGTCCGCGGCGTCAATTCGGGCGGCTCTTTGGGCAGCTACAACGCGTACGGCGGCTACTATGGCGTTCGCCCGCTTTGTAATCTTAAATCTTCTATCTTGGTATCTGACAGCCCGAACAGCGACGGAAATTATACGGTAATCTACAATTCCGCGCCTTCCGCGCCGCCCAGCATTACCGCGCCAGCAACGTGTTACAGCGGGCAGAACATCAACATTTCTTGCGCGGCGGCGACCGATCCGGACGGCGACGCGCTGACCTATTGTTTCGAGCGCTCATACAACAGCGGCGCGTGGACACAGGTTCAAGCGTCCGCAAGCAGGACGTTCACGGAAGCGGTATCGACCGCGTGGAACACGTTAAAATACCGCGTCCGCGCAAAGGACAGCTACGGCAATTATTCCGCATACACCACAAGCGGAGATATTGCCGTAATTCATAACCAGCCGCCCGTGATTTCCGGCAGTAATGCCGATCTTGGGATCAAGCGCGCCGATTTCACCTATCAATACAGCGTAACCGATCCGGACGGCGACACGGTGAACGTTGTTGAAAAGATCGACGGAAAGACAATCGCGACGAAGAACGCGATCACGCTGGGCGCGACGCAGACGCTTTCCGTTGCCGGAAATACCTTCACGGCGCTTACGAACGCAAAGCACACGATCACGATTACGGCGACCGACAGCGCGGGGAATAGCGCCGTCCGGACGCTGACGTTCACGAAGTCGATTGCGGGCTTCGTTATCACGCTTTCAGCGCCGCTGGAAGCCAACAGCCAGCCGACACGCGCAAATGTCAAGGTAACGCGCGACATTCCGGCGGGCGGCACGTTCAAGGTTGAAGTTACGAATAATCCGTTTGACGCGTCCGCCGTTTGGGAGGATTGCACGAACGCGGTTATTCAAGGCGTTGCACACGTTTTCACAAACAAGATCAACACGGCGGCACAACACGGAATGAATATCCGCGTAACCGTCCAGCGCGGCGACGCGCTGACAGCTTGCTGGGTATCGGGGATCGGGGGGAATTTTGAATGAGCGTAATTCACAAGAAGAGCAACGGCGGAGCTTCCACCGAAATTGAAAAAGAGGTTCGGGAAGTCAAAGCGGCGGGAGAGCAAACCGCCGCTTTGCTTGCCCTATCCTTCAAAGCGCAGATCGTGCAGGATCGCGCCGCCGGAACGAACGTCATTTCCGACGCGGCGATCCTGCAATCGGCGGAAGTGATCGAATACGACGAATACGCCGACAATCACGCTTACAACACCGTCGGCGAAATCATCAAGCACAACGGGCGGTATTACGAGATCAAAGCGGCGCACACGTCGAACGCGGCGGCTTATCCCGTTGAAACCACCTTCGCGTACTATCGCTTGATCGAGCTTTCCGCGACCGGAACGCTTGACGATCCGATCCCGTATCCGGAAACGGCGGGGATCGTCGTTAATGTCGTTTCCGGCTTGTATTACAGCTACAAAGGCGCGGTATACCTTGCAAAAGCAGATATGCCGAATTGCGTTTATCCGCCGGACACGGCGGGCTTGTGGCAATGGGAAAAAGTAACCTAACGGGAAGGAGGATCAACGATGGACACTTTCACAACGGTTCTTTCCGTCTTTTCTACCGTATGCGCTATCGTGTTCGGCTATATCGCTTTTGTTCGTAACAGGGACAAGGACAAGGAAAGCAATGTGAAGCACGACGCGACCGTTTTAACCGAGATCGGATACATCAAGGCGAACACGGACGAAATCAAGGCGGAGCAGAAGGAACAGCGAAAGACGAATACGGAGTTCGTAACGCGCTTGACCGATGTTGAAGCGTCGGCGAAACAGGCACACAAGCGGCTTGACCACATCGAAAAACGAATGGATCAAGCAGAGTAACACCAGCGGCGGCGGGGGCTTCCCCGCCGCTTCTTCATTGCAAAGGAGGGTTCAGCAATGAGCAATAGCAAACTTATTTCGTGTACGCTGATTTCACCGAACAAGAACAGCCCACGAAATCACAAGATCGACACGATCACAATTCATTGCGTCGTCGGGCAATGTTCCGCCGAGAGGATCGGCGAAATCTTCAAGCCGACTTCGCGACAGGCAAGTTCAAACTACGGGATCGGCTACGACGGGCGGATCGGGCTTTACGTCGATGAAGCCGATCGTTCGTGGTGCAGTTCTTCGGCGGCGAACGATAACCGCGCAATCACGATCGAGGTTGCAAGCGACACAAAGCACCCATACGCCGTGAATGATAAAGCATACGCGGCGCTTCTTGATCTTGTCGAAGATATTTGCCGCCGGAACGGGATCAAAAAGCTGGTATGGAGTACAAGCAAGGACGACCGCGTAAACCACAAGAACGGGTGCAATATGACCGTTCACAGGGATTACGCGAACAAGTCTTGCCCCGGCGATTATCTGTATAACCGGCACGGCGAGATCGCGGCGGAGGTAAACAGGCGGCTGGGCGTTCCGGCGGTGGAACAGAAGCCGGAGCAGAAGCCGCAGGGCGACGCGAAGAACCTTTACCGCGTCCAGCTTGGAGCGTTTGAGAAGAAGGACAACGCAACAGCGTTCGCGGCGAAGCTGAAAAAGGAAGGCTTCGATACGTACATCGTGCAGATCGGCAAGTATTACAAGGTTCAAGTGGGCGCGTTCGGCGTCAAGAAGAACGCGGAAGCTATGCTGGAGAAGTTGAAGAAGGCGGGACACGACGACGCTTTCATTACCTATTCCGGCACGTCCGGCGGGACATCGGAGCGGAAGATCACAACGGGAAGCAAAGTGCGCGTGAAAGCGGGCGCGAAAACCTATTCCGGCGGAAGCCTTGCTTCCTTCGTCTATTCCCGCGATCACATCGTCAAAGAGCTTTCCGGAAAGCGCGCCGTGATTACCTACGGCGGAACGGTTGTCGCGGCGGTGAACGTCGATGATCTAACGCTTGTTTAACACACGCACAACGCACGGTATGCGTTACACAACGCGCGCCGTGCGTTAATTGCGCTATGTGAAAGGGGGACGCAATGAAAATCAAATCTTCGAGCGGGAAGCGGGTGGCGAAGCGCCGCTTCTTCAAGGCTGACGAACGCTTCGCAACGAAAGCCGTTATTGTGATCGCAATTACAACGGCGGCTTTCATCGTCGCGCAGTACGTTTCATTCCTTATCACGCGGCAGGAACAAACCGTTCTGATCGAATGGTATTTCCGCGCCGTCGTGATTGAATGCGGCGTAATGATGATGAAGCGTCTTGCCGAAGTAATCGTCGGCAGGATCAAGAAAAAAGAAAAAATCGACATAACAGAAAGCGAGGATACAAACAATGACTATTGATCTTACCAGCATTGCAAACGCCGTGATCGCTCTTATCGCGGCTATTATTACCGCCTTCGTGATCCCGTGGATCAGAAGCAAGACGACCGCCGCACAGTTTGAGAAAATCAAAATGTGGGTAACGGTTGCCGTCGAAGCCGCCGAACAGCTTTACACCGGAAGCGGCAGGGGCGCAGAGAAGAAAGCATACGTTGTTGAATTTCTGAATAGCAAGGGCTTCAAGATCGACGCGGAAACGCTGGATAAACTGATCGAAGCCGCCGTCTTTAATCTTCCGGACTACTTCACTATTTCCGGCATTCCGGCGGATACCGACAGCAACAAAGAGTAATTGACCGCGCGGCGGATCGCGCTTCCCCTTTCAGCCTTCCGCCGCATAAAGAACAATCCCCCGTGCGGGCTTTCGAGCCTTGCACGGGGGGTTTTTTTGTTTGGTTCATTCCTTCGGCGGTTCGACCGACGCTTCCGACGGCGCGGCGGTTTTCCCTTTAATGAGTTGATACAGCTTCTTACAGCCGACCGCAATTCCCTTGAATAGATAGTAATAAATCTTGTAAAACGCCCACAAGAAGAAGTACAGACACCAGCCCGCGCCGATAATCATATACCACATCAAATAGAACATTCCGGCGAAGAGCATAGCGAAGCACCACAACGGCGCGTTTCGCTTATTCACACGCACACCGAAGCCCAGCCGGAAACCGGACATCTTCTTCAATGTCTTTGTAAAGCTGACGAACATTAGAGCAAATCCCCCTTCTTAAATGTAAATTTTCAAGGCAGAATTCGCCCATTCTGACCTTTAACACAATTATACGCCCGTCATGCGCTAAAATCAAGAATAAAGCGGAATATTTACACACCGTTTGTAAATAATCAGAATGAAGAGGGATCGCGGCGGCAATGAAGATATATGATTACAACGGCAAGAAGAACATTTGCGGCGACCGATTGCGCGAAGCGCGCGTCGTCCGGCGGCTACGTCAAGAGGATTTAGCCGCACAAATACAGTTGAAAGGGATCAACATGGAGCGGGACAGCATAAGCCGAATTGAAATCGGTACGCGCTTCGTATCCGACTTTGAATTGAAGATATTTGCGGAAGTGCTGGGAGTTTCGGTAAATTGGCTTTTAGGTATAGACGAATAACGGCGGCGGGGGGATCCCGTCGCCGCTTATCTTTTATAGGCGCATAAAATACGTATTTTTTTCTCAAAGCCTATTGACATATACGCATTGAAGGCGTATAATAGTAAATGTAAGGAGGACAGCAGATGAAAACAAAAGACCTTATCGAGCTTTTAGAACGAAACGGCTGGAAGTTCAAGCGGCACGGCGCGAACCACGACATATACGTGAAGGACGGTCAAAGGGAAAGCGTCGTAAGGCACAGAGAAACCGACGAAGAGTTAGCAAAAGCAATCATCAAGCGGCGCGGGCTGAAATAAGCCCGCCGCCACTTGACAACAATATAGGAGGTACGGACAATGAAATTCAAAAAGCAAGCGAATGTCGCGTTCTTTTCAAAGTATGTCCGCGAAGATGGAAAGTTCACGATTACAAGTGTTGATCGCCGCGTCAACGGGACTTTGAAAAACGTGTTCGAGGTAACAGACGAAGCCGGAAGCGTGATCGACACATTGCCGCGCCTTAAAGACGCAAAAGCAAAATACGCGGAGATTTGAAGGAGGTATTCAGAATGAAAAACGCATATCCTATCGTTATGACGCAAGGAAAAGAGTTCATCGTGGTATTTGTCCCCGATTTCAATATCAATACGCAGGGCAAGGACGTTCCGGACGCGATCGAGATGGCGCGGGACGCAATCGGGCTTATGGGAATTGATATGCAGGACGACGGCGAAGCATTGCCGGAAGCGTCGAGCATTGCAAGCGCACAAGCCGAAGCGCCGTCCGGCGCGATCGTTTCGCTGGTTGACGTTGATTTCGCGGAGTACCGCAGAAAGAACGATATGCGCGTCGTGAAGAAGAATTGCACCATTCCTTCATGGCTTAACTTTGAAGCGGAGCGGGCTGGCGTGAATTTTTCCGCCGTCCTGCAAGCGGCGCTTAAAAGCGAATTGCATATCACAAGCAGATAATCAGAGAGGGCGAAGGGCGGCAGAAATGCCGCCCTTTTGTCATATTCGGAAGCTGGAGGAAGGAAGAATGCACAAACACTTGACTTGGACAGACCGCCTAAAAATCGAAAAAGGCTTGAAAGAGGGCTTGAAGCCTTGCGCGATTGCCGACCGTCTGCACGTCCACAATACAACGATATACAGGGAGTTGAAGCGCGGACGCTATACGCATTTGAATTCCGACTTGACGACCGAAGAACGCTATTCGCCGGAGATCGCGCAACAGCGCTATGAAGAGAACCTAAAAGCCAAAGGCGGCGAATTGAAGATCGGCAACGATTACGAATTGTCAGCTTTTATTGAAAAGAAGATCGGTGAAGAAGGCTATTCCCCCGCCGCCGTCGTCGGAGAAATCAGACGGCTGGGGCTGACCTTCAAAACGGAGATCAGCGAAAAGACGATCTATAATTACATCGACAAAGGCATATTCTACGGGATCAGCCGCGAGAGCTTGCCGGAACGCGGAGAGCGAAAGCGGAAGTATGACAAGGTGGAGCGGAAGAAAGCCGCCCGCGCGCCGCAAGGCGAAAGCATAGAAGAACGCCCGCAGGAAATCAACGATCGGCAGACCTTCGGACATTGGGAAGGCGATTGCGTATGCGGGAAGAAGCGGACGAAGGAAACCTTGTTCGTTCTTTCGGAGCGCTTGACGCGGAACGAAATTATTATCAAAATGCCGGATCAGACCGCCGCCAGCGTCGTGGCGGCGCTGAACAAGTTAGAACGACGCTTCGGGAAGAAGTTTTCACAGATATTCAAAAGCATTACGTTTGACAACGGATCGGAATTCATGGATTGCGCCGGAATTGAAAAATCCGTCTACGGCAAAGACCGGAAGCGCACGAAGGTTTACTATTGCCACCCGTACAGCGCATACGAACGCGGCACGAATGAGAACATAAACAAAATGATACGGCGGTTCTTGCCGAAAGGAACAGACTTCCGGAAAGTAACCGCCGCATATATTCAGCGCGTCGAAACGTGGATCAACAATTACCCGCGCGAGATTTTAGGCTTTGAAACGTCCGGATCGCTCTTTGAAAGATACGTCGCCGAAGCCGCTTGAAGCCTTCTGAAAAAATATTTTAGTTTTTTCTGCTTTTACTCTTGACTTTTGCGGGCGAAACGCCCGCTTTTTGGAAAAACTTAAGGATTTCCGGCGAAGGGAAACGAAAACGGAGGGGAAAACGCACCAAATCTACAGCGATTTCGTAAGAGCCGCGATGAACGCCGGGGTCGTGCCGCAGCAGCCGCCCAGCAATGCGGCGCCGTTGTCCCGGCACTGACGCATGATTCCGGCGAATTCTTCCGGTGTCTGG